AAGGGAAACCAACACCGTAATTACAAGCTACAGGAAGAAGGGATTGCCTTGGATGGAATCGAAATCAAGGCACAGCGCACTCCCAAAGCGGATATCCGCACCCCACAAACCAGTGTAGTGAGTGTACCTATAGAGACAATCAAGAAGCTCCCTGTACTGGTAGGAGAAGTAGACATCATCAAGTCACTACAACAACTCCCAGGGGTGAGTAATGCCGGAGAGGCTTCTTCGGGCTTCAATGTAAGAGGAGGAGCTTCTGACCAGAATTTGATTCTATTGGATCAGGCAACCATCTTCAATGCTTCTCACCTATTTGGCTTTCTAAGTATCTACAATGCCGATGCTATTCGGGATATGAAGCTCTATAAGGGAGGGATGCCTGCCCGCTATGGAGGGCGTATCTCCTCCGTATTGGACGTCTACCAAAAAGATGGTAACAATACCCAATACCATGCTACAGGAGGAATAGGGATGCTCTCCTCTCGCCTTTTAGCTGAAGGACCTATTGTAAAGGACAAAGCTTCTTTTCTTGTAGGCGGACGCGCCTCCTATGCCCATCTTTTCTTAAAACTAACAGACAACAAAAATTCGGCCTACTTCTACGACCTCAACACCAAGCTCAACTATAAGCTCAATGACAAAAACAGTCTGTACCTCTCGGGTTACTTTGGTCGTGATATCTTCGACTTAGCCCAAACTATCAAAAACAGCTATGGCAACTCTCTTGTCAATCTACGCTGGAATCACCTATTCTCCGATCAATTATTTTCGAACCTTTCGCTCATCTACAGCGATTATTACTATGGACTGAATGTAGATATCTCGGGATTCAAATGGGATTCGTGGGTGAGAAACTTCAACCTACTATACGATTTCAAACACTATCTGTCGGACAAGGTCAAACTCGGATATGGTTTGCAAGCCACCTATTATGATTTCAACCCAGGGGAACTCACCCCTATAGGAGATGCCACCATACGCCATAAGGTACTCCCTCACAAATATGCCTTGGAGACAGGATTTTACGGAGATATAGAACACAAAATCAGCGAACACCTTACCTTTTCTTATGGTTTGCGCTGGAGTTCTTTCTTTCACTTAGGAAAACGTACCATGAACAAATATCTAAATGATGAGGCTGTCGTTTTCAATCCTGCTCAGCGCATCTATGAGCGTGCGACCCCTATAGGCGAAAAAGAATACAAAAGGGGAGACCTCATTGATGTATATGCACACTTTGAGCCTCGCCTGAGTATGGCCTATGCCCTTGATGACAACCGCTCTATCAAGGCCAGCTATGCGCGTATGGCACAGTACCTACACCTGATATCGAACACCGCCTCCCCTACCCCTCTGGATGTATGGGCTCCGAGTGATTCTTACCTAAAACCCCAGTATTCTGACCAATTCGCCTTGGGATATGCCACCAATCTCAAGGAAGACACTTATAGTATAGAAACTGAAATCTTCTACAAAACTGTCCAAAACCGATTGGACTATATAGAAGGTGCGAACCTTATCGCCAATGAATCCATAGAGCGTGAAGTACTCCCAGGACATACACGCGCCTATGGTTGGGAACTATTGATCAGGAAAAACACAGGAAAATTTACTGGATGGCTCTCCTACACCTATTCTAAGTCAGAACAACAAACCCCAGGAAGGACAGACCAAGAGACGGGGATTAACAATGGAAACTGGTATGCCACCGCTTATGATAAGCCTCACAACTTCTCCCTAACAGGTACCTATACCTTCAACAAGAAGTGGAGCGCCAGTGCGGTATTTACGCTACAATCAGGTATCCCTGGCAATTTCCCTGTAGGTAGGTACAAGTATTTCGATGTGTCCATCTCCAACTATAGTGCACGCAATGCTTATCGCTTGCCCCTATACCACCGCTTGGATGTATCTCTTTCCTATACCCCTCATCCTGAGAGAAAATGGAAATCAGAATGGGTCTTTGGGGCTTACAATGTGTATAACCGATACAATGCCTCTTCTATTTATTTTAGAAATAATAAAGAAACCCGACAAAGTGAAGCTGTCAAGCTTTCTATTTTCGGAATTGTCCCAAGTATCACCTATAATTTTACTTTTTAAGCCATGAAAAAAACTATTTTATCCCATAGAATATATCTTTTATCAGCCATATTTCCTCTTTTTACTGCTTGCGAGAAAGTCATAGAGCTGGATCTGGATACACAAGAGAGAGAATTGGTAGTGGATGCCCATATTGACTGGGAGAAGGGTACTACTGGAGAGGCACAAACTATTGAGCTGAGCTATACCCTCCCCTACTATAGCACCCAGACACCCGAAGGAGCTACTGGCGCTACTATCACCGTTACCGATGACCAAGGGAATGTATTCCCATTCTTGGAAAGAAGTGCTGGGGTATATAAAAACACTCATTTTAGCCCTGCTCTACAGCGAGAATACCAACTTTCCATTCTCTATAACGGCAAGCGGTACGAAGCAGCAGATATCCTCAAGGAAGTACCACAACTCACTCAGGAGAATGTCACCCAGACACATGATGGGGGTATCAATCGTGATGAGATCATGCTCCACCTACGCTTCGATGCTGACCCTACCGATAAAAATAACTTTGTACTCCGTATCAAAGCCTCTTCTGATGGCGTAACACGCTTGTATGGATTTGACGGGCGCTATTTCGCCGATGGGCACTTCTTTACCAAAATTGTAAATCGCAGTAGCGACGAAAAGGAGAAATTCAAAAAAGGAGATACCGTGGAGATTACTCTCTTCCGCGTATCGGAGAACTACATGAATTTCATCCGAATTCTCTCGAATAACAGTGCTGACAATGCTGGACTTTTTAGCATTCCCAATCGTGTAAAAGGAAATGTAGTCAATATAGCCGACCCTACCCAAAACCCCTTAGGCGCTTTCCGAGTAAGCCAATACTCGAAAATAGTCTATACCATTGAGTAAAAATAAGAAAAGCTGTCCCAAAGGACAGCTTTTCTTATTAAAAGAAGAAAGGTAGCACATTTTCAATCAATGTGCTACCTTTTAGTGACCTCGACAGGATTCAAACCTGTAACCTTCTGAGCCGTAATCGGTAAGGATAAAATTTCTTGTTTTGTAACCTCCTTAAAGTCAATGATTTAAAATAAATATTTGTAGGGAAATCTTAGTATTTCCTCTTTTCTACCTTGTCGGCAATAAATGTTATATATATCTGTTTCATAGTTATTTACAAGGTTTTTCAAAATTTAATTACCTTGCTTTTTTACGTGGTTCAGGATTTAGTCATATGGTTTTATCCGAGCTTGTTTGATTCGTTATTTTTTGTAACTTTGTGCTTTAATTTTAATTCATTTGTTATGATAGAAAAAGAATTACAATCCTACATTAAGGATCTTGAAACAGCTCTCTTTTTAACAAGCAGGGACAAAGTAAGTTGGCAGGTGATTGAACAGATAGTTAATAATAATATCTCTTTAGATTTTAAGCAAAGACTACTGAACAACACTAATAAATTAGTGATTCAAAATAACCTTAGTTTGAAAACTGATTTAGAGAAGATATTAAATACTACTTTCTAAACCATACCTGCTAAAACATTTAAATCTCTATTACTTATTTCGTTTGCTTCCTCTGTTAGTTTATCTTTTATGGGAAGTAATAAAGGTATTTCAAATGCTATACGGCTAATTACTTGATTAGCCGTTTTTTCTTGGCTTTTAGCTCCTAAGGAAATAATATCCGCAACTGCTATTCTAAACCCTTTCTTGCCTTCATCTATATCTTCAACCGTAACAGCGACGTCAAACCTAACATCAATAACCTTTCTTTTTCCACTATAATCAATAAATCCCTTTTCATTGATTATTGAAGGGTTTATTACTGCATTGGTATTTTCTAATTCTTTTTGACTACACTCTACACCTCTAATAATATTACTTATACTTTCTTTGATAAATTCTTCTAAATTCATTACTATATTTATTTAAAACTTTTATTCTTTAATAAGCTATCCGCTCCACGATCGCAGTGGCTACTACTTGATAAAACTCTACTATATAATCTTCAGGCACTGTCTCTGTTTGATAAGGAGGGTCGTTATATTCAGGTAATGGAGCGGGAACAAGCTCGATAAATCCTTTTTCTTTTGCTCTCCTTACCAATTTAACAGTACGTAGGTTATTCTGCATAACGACTGCATATACTTCGTTGGTAGGAAAATAGGTTTGCCAATCATTTACTTTTCTTAATCCTATGATAGAACCGCTTTTGATACGTTGCGATATAGAGTTTCCGATGAGGTTACAAGCTAATTCTGCACGCTTGAAATCAGGAATAGTGATGAAGAAAGATGGCTTATGCTGAGTGAATAACTCATCAGAGTTCCAACCTCCCGCAAAATCTACATCATAGTAAGGCACAAGGACATCTTTAGACATCTCATTAGTAATGAGTATAGGGATTTCTGTACGCTCTCTTTCTTCATCTTCATCTTTGTTTTCGTATTCCAACTCTACCCTCTCAAAAAAACCTTCTAAGATACGCCTTACCTTCTTAGGCATTTCCTTTTCCCCACTATCGTACAAGCTGAGGTCTTTCACGGATATTTGAGTATGTTCGTGTATGTCTTGCAGAGATAAGCCGTATTTGTTGCGCTCTGTTCTTAGGAAGCTTTCCTCTTCCTCCTCTGGTACAACTTCTTCTATTTCTGGGATGATCATGGAGCCTTTACCAGTGAGGATCCAGTCCTTGCTGATTTCAGGAAATTTTTTATCTATAACATCTATAATATCCGTTTTTAGAGGGTCTGGATATTTATTATTCCTATTATCAATATTAAAGAAACGATTTACTTGCTGTTGTGACTTTTCTATTCTTTCAGAAAACTTACTAACATTACCTTCATAGTATTTTTCTATAATGGAAAGAATACGTTTGTTAATATCAGGAATATTTTTACTTACATTGTTTGTATCTGAATTATTTTTCATACCTTTGCGCTTTAATTAAAAATTCGTTTGTTATGTATATTTTTCCTGAGTTTTTTGTTGGTGCAATTTTAGCTTTTATTCTCATGTTATTTGCTCATGTATTTGCAATATGTCTATTGGAAAGAACTAATCCTGATAAAGAATATGACCTTGAGTTCTATTTCCCTTTAAGGTTTCCTTTTAAAATTGTTTCTAAGGAAAAAGAAGCGCCTAATTATGAAGACGAAAAATCCTTTTTTGAATATAAGAGAATAGATATAGATGCTGATAAAATAATAAGTGACACGAAATTGATTATTGAAAAATTTAAAGAAAAATACAAGGAAAATACTACTCAGGAATAATAGATGCTGTTATTATACTTTTTCCTATCTCTTCCAATGTTTTATTATCAACTCCCTCCACTTTAGATGCAACCTTAACTTTATAAAAATCTTTTAATAGAGATTCTTGCATACTCTCTTTTATAGATAAACCTCCCATCATTTTTATTATCTCATTAACACCCTTTATCAATTCATTACAATCTGTTATACGTTGTTTTGTATCACATTGCAAAGCATAAAACATTGCTTGTAAGGAATAACGTGTATATTCAGGCAAATTTAAAGACTGACCATATATTCTTGCAAAGTAATAACTATAAGTATAATCAGAGTCTTTTTGTCTTAAATCAAGATTTTTTACTTTTTCATCTATCTTCTTTTGCTCTTCCTTTATCTTGTTTTTGAAATCCTTTTGTTCATTTTCCATTTTCTTCTTAAAATCCCTTACATCTATAATAGCACTTATCTGAATCCCTAATAAAAAAGTAATCATAATTCCCATTACCGCTGTTATAGCCCCAAAGCTATCCCAAGTAAAAGGGCTAAATCTTAGCCAAAAAGAAAGCCATGTACCTACACTTATCACTATAGATAATAGCCCTAACCTGTTCTTTCTTAGAAATTTTTTCACTACATTTATTTAAAAATCAATCACTTAAAAACTTTAACATATTAATTAACAAACTTTGTTTGTTAATTGCTTTGTTATTACAAACATTGTTTGTATCTTTGCACTCGTAAAACGCTACATAAATATAGAGCATTTTATAAGCGCAAATGTAACAATAAAAAATTAAATAACAATGAATAAAACGAAAAAAAATAGCATTACGGGTAAGCTGTCTGAGGCTGTCGCAAAAGAGATTATAGAGAACAACCGATTGAGCCTTCAAATTGCGTTGGTGTTGGAAAAGACACAAGTCGCCATCAAGGACGCTGCAAGGCGCAGAAGTGATAAGCTACTACATATGAGTTTATTACCCTTGTATGAAAGTTATGGATATTCAAAAGAAGATCTTGAAAAAAAATAATTATGAATAATACCGAGCTAAAGAGATACCTTAAAAGAAAATTAGAGCGAGTAACATTGCTCAAGTTATCCTTAGAGGGTACTGTTAGAGAATTGGCAAGCGAGATTATTAGCCTTAACGAAGAACTTGCCCTTGTGGAAGGGGGCAAGTCTTCTATCAAACTGAAAAAAAACGTTGATATTTCAGATTATACGAGCAAATTTTATGCTGAATTTGAAAGAGCAAGACAAAATAGCGAAGTATAAAAAAAGCCCCGCAATAGTGCGAGGCATATGTTTAACAAACAAAATTTTAAATCATGGCAAAATTACTACAAAAATTATTTTCTTGCAAGCGAAAAGCAAAAAAAGCGCAAGACCAACAACTACAAGTGATTAACGGCTACTTATGCTACAAAAAGCGCCGTTACAGTGAGCTAAACTACGAGCAGAAAGAGCAGTATAACGACTGCTTGATACCTCAAGCCGACAAAGAGGCTTTTGAAAAACTCCTTAGAGAAACCCAATTAAAGTATGTATTATGAGAACAATGACAAATACCGAGTTTACACGAGTGCTCAGCGAAGAACGCAAGCAACACTATTATTATAGCGACTTGTTGGACTTGAGAGAAGATAGTCACAGGTCTTTCAGTTGTGAGTTTATCACAGAAGATGATTATCCTGATGATTGGTATTGCGCAATCTATTACGATGTAACCACCCGTTGCGAAGGTAACAAGAGCAGCCATAGTATAGAGATACAGCATATTTATATCAACTTCCAAGAGGTTAAGGTTACTGAAAAACAAGAAAGCGTATTAACAACAGTACTCACCAACCGAGCCAATGAAGAATTTCAGTTTGAAGATACTGATATATATCCCGATTATGCAACTTCCAAAATGTGGTAAAAATGAAAACAACAATAGAAAAGGGCAAATGCTATGAGATAGGCGATTGGCTCGTACAAATTGACAGAATAGACGAGCGCTATATATGGGGCTTTGGCGCTGATAGTGATAGAGTGATAGGATTTATTTCACTTCCTATTGATAGCAAAGTAACTCGTGAAGTACCCATTAATGACTATATCAATTATATAGATGTGACAAGGCAGAATATAGCGGCTGAGTTCAGGTATAGACTAAGCCAATACGAAGAATAGCAATCAAAATTATATAAAAATGAATGAGAATTTAATTACAGTACAACAATTGCCCGTCATCGTCTATGAACGATTAGAGAGCGTGGGGCAAGAAATTGACAAGCGTATCGCAGCACTTGACTTGGATAAGCAACTCGTAACAGAGGACACCAAGAAGGCTGTTAAGGACACGAGGGCTATGCTCAATAAAGAATTGAAAGACTTTGAAGAGCAACGCAAGCGTATCAAAGAGCAAGTAGCAACGCCTTACATGGCTTTTGAGAAAGCGTACAACTCCTTTATCAAAGAAAAGTACGAGAAAGCCGATGGTATTCTTAAGGTGAAAATTGATGAGTTCGATAGGCGATTAAAGGCAGACAAAGAAGCTCGTATCAGGGCTTATTTTACAGAGTTGTGCCAGGCGAATAATATTGACTTCCTCCCTTTTGAAAGGCTCTGCTTGAACATAAGATTAAATGATAGTGACAAGAGCTTGAAGGATATTGTAAATACCAATATTGACAACGTGGTTAAAAGCCTTGCAATGATTGAAAGCCTTAATGATCCTGATGAGTATAAGGCGGAGATTCTAACAGACTACAAGCAAACCCTTGATGTAATGATTGCGATAAACAATGCAAAGTATCGCAAGCAACAAAGAGAAGCTGAGTTACAACGTATCGAGGCGCAACGAGCAGCAGCCGAACAAGCAAGGTTAGCAGCCGAGGCAAGGGCAAAAGAAGCGGCACCACTACAAGCCCCTGAAGAAGTACCACCTCCAGCAATTCAAGAAGCACCCGCCCCACATCAAGAAGTCCCTGCTCCAGCTCCAGCCACTCAAGAAGAAATTCTACACTACACACTTGGAGTAAGTGGTACAAGGGCACAACTTAGGGCATTACGTCAATTCTTAGAAACAAATAACATTAATTACAATATACAATGAGTACAGCAGTTACTAACGCAAAAAATCCCGTTGTAGAGTACGAAGTAGCGGGTGAAAATGTAAGACTATCTTACCAAATTATCCGAGATTACCTAACCAAGGGTAACGGAGCAGTAACAGACCAAGATCTTATGCAGTTTATGAGTGTCTGCAAGTTCAATAAATTAAATCCTTTTCTTAATGAAGCCTACCTTATCAAGTTTGGTAATACTCCTGCTCAGATGATTGTTAGCAAAGAGGCATTAATGAAAAGAGCCGAAGCTAACGAGTCCTATGCAGGAATGGAAGCGGGGCTTATCTTAATGAGAAATGGAGAACTGAAGGAAGTAGAGGGAAATTTCTACTTACAATCAGATGAGATATTAGGGGCATGGGCAAAAGTATATCGTAAAGATAGAATTAAGCCTTTTGTTGCAAAGGTAACCATTGCTGAATATGATAAAAAACAGAGCAATTGGAATGACAAAAAAGCGACAATGATTGCTAAAGTAGCCAAAGTACAAGCATTAAGAGAAGCCTTTCCTGTACAACTTGGTGCAATGTACACTTCAGAAGAGCAAGGTATCAGTGAGAATAGAGGGCGTGAGGTTACAGATGCTGTTATCATAGAGCAAAGCGAGCCTACCGATATAGTTGCTCAAGAAGAGCCAGTAGCTCCCGCTCCTGCCCCTACAGAAAGCCCCAAACAAGTAGATTTTAAAACCTTGTAAGCATGAGAACAAGTTATTTTACACTCGGACAATCGCACATATATCGCTTTAATGGACAAACCTTAGACCGTGATTGTGTGATTAAGATAACAGCCGAAAATCCAAGAGATGTAATGGTTGAGTATTTTGGCTTAGGATGGGCTTTTGAATATGATGAACGCCCTGAAATGAGATACTTCCCACGAGGGGTATATAACCTAACTGATAACAAATGGGAATAGCAAAAGTCATTAATTCAGGTAGCGAGGGTAACGCCGTGATATACAACAATGCAATAATGGTAGATTGCGGCGTTTCTCTCAAAGCCTTAAGCGAGGTAAAACGTTCCTTGAAAATAGTACTTCTAACCCATAAGCATAGTGATCATCTAAAAATACGCACCTTGCAGCGGTTACAAGCTGAGCGACCAACCTTGCGAGTGGCTTGCGGCAATTTTCTCTTAGAGGAGTTGCCTTGCATTAAGAATATAGATGTATTGCAAGTGGGTAAGATATATGATTACGGAGCGTTCAAGGTATCACCCGTAAAACTATATCACGACGTGCCAAATTTCGGTTGGCGGATCTTCCTACCCAACGGACAAAAGATATTCCACGCTACCGATACAGTACATTTGGAAGGTATCAGCGCTAAAGGGTACGACCTCTATGCTATTGAACATAACTATTGCGAGGAGTACATACAGCAAGCGATTGAGGAAGCACGAGCCAACGGCGAATATACGCACGCTTACGGCAATATCAATACACACCTTAGCATACAGCAAGCAAGGGCGTTTATTGAGGCAAACAGAAAGGAAAGCAGCGAGGTATTAGAGCTGCATAAAAGTAGAAGTTTTTATAAGTAAAATTAAAGAGAATGGAAAATGAATTATATCACATAGTATTAGAAAAAGAAGGTGCGTATAGACCTATTGCCTTGACGGAATTTCAATATGAGTTGTTTAAGGCTTTCTTAGGTTCACTTTCTAATAATACAAAAGGTTTATTATTGCTACCAGAAGAGTTTGAATTAAAGTTTAAATATGGCGGCAAAAGAGGAGAAAATGCAAGAAATGAATATACACAAATGTTAAATACAGAAAAAGAAATCGCAAAACCTTTATTATAACTATGGAAATACAAGGACGAATAAAAGTAATATTTGCCCCCGAAACAGTAGGGCAAAACGGCTTTCAGAAGCGTGATTTGGTAATCACCACCGATGGGCAATATCCACAAGATATTATCATTCAATTTACACAGCAGCGTTGCGACCTCTTAGACAGCTTGCAAGTTGGGCAAAATGTAAAGGTATATATCAATATCCGAGGGCGAGAATGGACAAACCCGCAAGGAGAGACCAAGTACTTTAACACTATTGAAGGTTGGAAAATTGAGGTGATACAGACTACTAATGTAGCTAATCAGCAACCAATACAGCAAGCTCCCCAAGGTTATGGACAAGCTCCCCAAGGTTACCCACAACAACAATCACCAGCACCTCCTCCACAGAGAGCACCACAGCAGGTACAACAACCGCAGCTATTTGATAACCATGGAAGAGAGCCTAACCCTGCGATATTTGACAATCAGGAAGAAGATAATTTACCTTTTTAGCAACTTAAAAATAAAGAAAAAATGGAAACAATATTCAAAATAGGAATGAAGGTCTATGACCAAGTATTCTTTCCAAACAGAGATGGAAAAATAGTACAAATTTATAATAAAAGTAATAGGATTCAAATAGAGGTTAAATTCTTTTCAAATCTTAGGTTAGAACCTTTATGTATGCAAGATAGTGTCTTTTACACTGAGAAAGGTAATATGATTAACTTTTGTGCTGGTATTAATTGTGAAACATCTACTCTCTCAACAGAACCTTATAAAGTAGAACTACAAGGCTTTGAACAAAAAGCGCCCGTACCAACTTTTGAAGATGCTATCAAATGGTTACAAGAAAACAATAAGTATGATGTTTCAATAAGTGATGATTCTACTGTAACATACTTCACAAAAAAAGAGAATTATTCTGCATTTGAAGCCCTTAGAAAACTTGTTATCCTTAGAGACTATTACAATGAAGGTTGGGAACCTGATTGGGAAGATGGAGATGAGTATAAATATTGTATAAAAAATTTTGGTAACGAATTATATACAATAGATTTAGATTATTCTGCGCGTGTAATGACTTTCAAAACTCCAGAAATCAGAGATAAATTTCTCGAAGAACAAAGAGAACTGTTAGAAATTGCAAAACCTTTATTATGACAAAAGCAATAATTGTCCTGATGTTAGCCATTAACATCCTTAGCTTGATAATTCTAAGGGACTATACCAAAGCCACTCACGCTATGGTAACAGCAATATTCCTTTATCTATTACTCAAAGACAATGAAAAAGATAACAATCCCCACTACCGTTAAAGATGGCAAGCTGGTAGGTAACCGAGAAATGGTAACTCGTGCGATTGGCTCTTTTGAGGGCTTGCCTATCAACCTAACCATTGAGAGGCGTAGCAAGAGAAGAAGTAATGAGCAAAATGCCTTCTATTGGGCTTGCTGGATACCACTCATACAGACCGCTATCTATAACGAGTGGGGGGAGTTATACAATCCTAATGAAGTGCATACGATGTTAAAGACAACTTGTAACTATGAAGAGCATGTTAATCCTGCCACTGGGGAGGTCGTAAGAGTGCCTAAGAGCAGCACCAAGCTGACCACTTACGAATGGGAGAAGGAATTTAAGCAGCAAATCAGACAGCTATGTATGGACTTTTTCGGATTAGACTTGCCTGAACCAATAAGCGATGAGGAATAAGCAAGTTTTGCCCCTCGTTAAGCAAGGATAAAAACAAGTTGTAAAGCATTGATTTTCAAAGTAAAAATATAAATAAGCAAGATTTAAAGTAAAATAAGCAATGAAACATAGCGAATTATTAGAAGAAATCGAATACTTAGAACGCTCGGTAAGTAACCTAAGAAAAAAGTTAGAAAACGCCCCAGTAATCTCTGAAAGAGGTCAAAGAGACCGAGATAAAGAGTATAGAATTATCGAGGTAATGGTTAAGAATATGGACTTATATAGCAAGAAAACATTCTTAGCCTTGAAGTTAGGGTACAATAACTTCACAGAAGCTGCTAATACTTTAGGAATTAAGAAATTCGACGAATTGTGTAAAGAACGTTTTGGATAATTATTTTTTTCATTATTGACTCCCCGATTGGCAAGCTCTCACGTTCGAGCCGTGAGCGGGGGCTAAAAACAAATGAATTGATAATTATGGTATATGGATATATTAGGGTAAGTTCTGATAAACAAACGGTTGAAAATCAACGCTATGAGATAAAGAAGTTTTGTAAAAAAAATAATATGAAAATAGATGGGTGGATTTCAGACGAGGGTATATCAGGTATAAAAGACCCTGAAAAACGAGAATTAGGAAAACTATTAGAGAAAACAAAAGAAGGAGATTATATACTTTGTTCAGAACTATCACGATTAGGTAGAAGCTTAATGATGATTATGTCTATCTTAAACGAATGTACAAAGAAAAAGGTAAATGTTTGGACAATCAAGGATAACTACCGATTGGATAACGATATAAGTAGTACTGTGATAGCTTTTGCTTATGGGCTTTCTGCACAAATAGAACGCCAACTTATATCTCAACGAACCAAAGAAGCATTAGCACGCAAGAAAGCTGAGGGGATAGTATTAGGTCGCCCAAGAGGAAGTAAATCGGAAAAAACTAAACTTACAGGAATGGAAAAACAAATTAAGGAACTGTTAGAAAAAAAAGTATCGTATTCGGCTATTGGGCGTATTTTGGGAGTGCACAGGCTAACGGTGAGTAGTTTTATTAAGAATAGACTATATAACAATGAAAACATTTTATAAAGCATTATTAAACACTGCAGAGGAAGCGGGAATAAAGATGCTATCTGATGAGCGTTGTTGTCAGTTATTAGCATGGGTGTTGGAGATAGGAGGTTATACAGAGGAAAGTACTCATAATTTCAAACTTAATCAAGATATTCATATAGCGCAAAAACGCCTGAATATATTAGGAGGTGAAACACCTAAAGCAGAATTAATAACCATATTTCAGAAGTATCATTCAGAGCTACTAAACTATTTAAACAAAAAGACAAAAAAGCCTCAATGGCTAATAGACTTTGAAAATTACTATAAACTGAAACCTTACAAAAATAATTAACAACCGATTTGAGAGGAGATTGAGTGCGCATAAATCTTTATCAAATCTCTAATTTCAAATCAAAATGAACGAG